CCCCTTTGATTGAATACTTATCAAAGAAAACTACATTTTCAAATATATCAGGTCTTATCTTTGCTCTCTTAAAAAGATTCTTAACAGTCGTATAATCTGATATATTTTTACCGTCAACAGTACGGTTTACATATTCAAAATCGGGCAACTTTCGGAAATATGAATTTGACATTTTAGTAACCTATTTGATTGTCTGCATCACCATCAAGATTTGAATAATCATCATTATAAATGGGTTCAAGTTCACTGAATTGGAACTGTAACTCATATGCTACCATAGAAGAATTATCAAATGTAGCATAAGTTCCGTCAGGAACATAATTTACATTGAATGATACCAAAGCACACTCTTTAATTTTGGGTAGAAAATTATGTGCTGCGTCGGCCGATTTTCTGAAAGTCAATTTGTATGTATTTGGAGTCTTTAAAAATAAATTAGTAGTTGACCTTTGAACTGACATTGACTGTTTGAACATTCTAATGATTTGCATAATCGTCTTAGATTCAGGTTCACTTCTGGCACTCATCCTGTAAGTAAATGCAAATGATCTTAACTTTGGCCCATTAAACAAGAGCTCAAAGTTTGGATTAATGATTGCACCCTCAGTTCTTGCTAAGAGACCTCTGGTTCCTGTTGCTGCTTGAGCAAAACTTGCAGCAAATGCATTTTTAATTCCAGTTTTTTCTTCTTGTGCAACATTTCCAATTGCCTTAACTTGTTCTTCAAAACCTGAAGCACCTTCTCTTATCGTATTTAATGCAAGTCCTGCCAATGCTGCTTCAGCAGCAGACATTTTTTCTCCACCCCATCCAACCTGATTTTTATCTGCAATTTGTGTCACTGGGAGGATAACTGATCCGATAGATTTTCTAGATCCATCCTGGTCGGCGGTCCTTCCTATGGAAGGTCTGCTAGAAAATCCCGTTCCTGTAATTTTTCTAGGAGCAAATTTTAAGACATCAATTTTTAGAGTATCTTGAGTTCTTGGTTCTAATGCATCTGGATACCTTAAATTTAAAGCATATGGTTTGGTTCTTTCTTTAGCAGTTCCAGTATCAATAGACTCTGTATCTGGTGCTGGAGTTGAAGTATCTCCCCCAGTTTGATTTGGATTTTCCCTATCAGATGATCCGGTGGCAGCATCTAGAGTATCTTTTTCTTGACGAGTTTGTGCTAGAGCTTTAATTGCTGGATCAGTTTTTATTTGCTGTTTGAATAATTTGTTAACTGATCCTCGTTTAATTTCTCTTGCAAGAGCAGGAGTTGAGGCCTGAACATCAGGATCTACTTGTAGAAATACTTTTGTAAAATCATCCCCTCCAAGTCGAGGATTTTCACCATCTCGTGCCGCATTCTTGTAAGTATATCCTGAGGCAATTGTTTTTGGGTCTGATCCCTTTGCATCACCATACTGTATTACTTCAAATTCATAAGCAGTTTCTCCAGATAAATTTTTTGTTTTAGTCGTTTTCGTTCCAATATATGCTGTCGTTCTAACTCCACCCCATCCAAATGCTCCACCATCCTTTATTTGTACAGGTACTGCACCAATTTTACTCGTTGCGCTAGACATTATGCAGAGATCTTTTATTTATTTAGTATCATTTTTCCATATGGAATTTTAAGTAGATCATCTAGTTCTTTTGGATCCACAATATATACTTGACCAGCAACTTCTGCCCAAGTATATGCCCTAGATTCACCCCAGTGGTAATTAATGGCACGAAATCCCCATGGAAAAATATCAGTGACTGCAACTAAAGGGTGTTGGTCATATGTAATTCCTGGAGTTTTTGCATTATATACAAAAGTGCAATACATACCAACATCTGGAATAGGAGTGACCGTATCCTTTAGAGTTTCCATAATTTCTTCCATCATTTCTTCTTGGTCATTAGTCTTATTATTAATCGTGTTTTTTTCTAGTCGGTTCATTTAATACCTAACTCTTCTTCGGTAATGATTTTGAATTCTATTCGATTGTCTTTACAAAATTCATTAGCAGCCTTCCATTTTGCTTGATTGACTGCATACATGGTACACTCATAGATATATGATTTGGTTTGCCGTTTTGGTTTCTTTGGTGGAGCAGTTTGTTTTTTAGGTTTTACTTCAACTACATAAGTTTTAATTTTTCCATGTGACTCTTTAACTTTAATAAGATAGTCTGGAAAATACCTATGAACACGATTGTCAACTGGCGAAACATATGGTATACTGAACTCTTCAGAAGCCCATGAAACAATATTATCATTTAAATCACACCACCTACAAAATCTTCTCTCCCAACTACTTCTACAAATAATGTTGTTAGGATTACCTTTATACTTCTCTGGATGAGATGGTTTATATTTACTCTTAATACTTTCTGCCATTAACTTGACTACATAATATACAAGTCAAAACTTATTTATAAATGGCTTCAGTTTCTGTAGCGCCAAGCTCACAAAAAATATCACAAATAAAAAGTAAGTTATTAAATCCTGCTTTAACATCCCACTTTATGATTTATCTTGGTCTCCCTAGAGATCAGCAAGGGTTTAGACAATATATGGCAGAAAATGCGCTTGCTCTAGACCAAGATAGACTTCAATTATCATGTTGTGAAGCATCTCTTCCTGGTTCTACTCTTGCAACTACCGAGTTAAGGAATGATTTTACTGGGTCAACCGAGAGACATGCATATAGACGCATCTATCAGGATCGCATTGATCTCACGTTTTATTGTGATGCAGAACAATATATGGCAATTAGATTTTTTGAATCTTGGATGAAATTTATTATGAATGAAAGTGGATCTAGTGGAATATCTAAAGAGAATTATTCATACCGAGTGAAGTTTCCTTCAGAGTATAAAGGATGTGGATTGGAAATTACTAAATTTGAAAAAAATCTAAATCAAAAAAATCCAGTAGTTCCTCTCACATATAAATTTGTTAATGTATTTCCCGTAGCGATTACATCAATGCCAGTTTCTTATGAAGCATCTTCACTTTTAAAATGTACGGTTTCTATGAATTACACAAGATATTTTATTGGTCCTGGTGGTTCTAAGGGAACCTCTTCGTCGTTCACTTTTACTGGGGACCCAACCAATCCACTTAATGCATTTACTGAGGGTTTGGATTTGAATTTGAATCTCCCAAAATATGATAGTGAGATTAATTTATTTGACCCGGCTGGTCAAGCAAATTTTAATTTTAATCAAGCATTTAATTCAGGACTACCCTCATTCCTCCAATAAATAATCACACTGAAGATCTTTAAGACATTATGCCTTTACCAAAAATTGCAGCTCCCATATATGAACTTGAATTGCCATCAACTGGAGAAACAATTAAGTTTAGACCCTTCCTTGTTAAGGAAGAAAAACTCCTTGTCATCGCTTTAGAAAGTGAGGATACAAAACAAATTACAAATGCTATCAAAGCAGTAATTAAAAATTGTATTTTGACTAAAGGTGTCAAAGTAGAACACTTGCCAACTTTTGATATTGAATTTCTTTTCTTAAATATTCGTGGAAAGTCTGTCGGTGAGCAACTTGATGTTAATATTGTTTGTCCTGATGATGGTGAAACTGAAGTAGCGGTTCAAATTGATTTGGATGATATTAAAGTAATTCAAAATGATGATCATACTAATCGGATTAAATTGAATGATGATCTTATGTTAGAAATGAATTATCCTTCACTAGATCAATTCATTAAGAACAACTTTGAATTTAGTGAGAAGAATGCTATGGATCAATCGTTTGATCTTGTAGCATCTTGTATGGGTAAAATTTATAATGAAGATGAGGTTTGGGTTGCTAATGATTGTAGCAAGAAAGAACTATCGGATTTCTTGGAACAGATGAACTCTGCTCAATTTAAAGAGATTGAGAAATTTTTTGAAACGATGCCTAAACTTTCACATACTATCAATGTAACCAATCCAAAAACAAAAGTAGAAAGCCCTGTGCTTCTGGAGGGACTGGCAAGTTTTTTCGCCTAGCCCTGGTCCACATGGACTTGGGTAGTTACTATAAAATTAATTTTGCTTTGATGCAGTTTCATAAATACAGTTTAACTGAAATTGAAAATCTCATTCCATGGGAAAGGGATATCTACGTTGGACTGTTACAGCAGCATCTTGAAGAAGAAGAATTAAAACGAAAACAACAAGCATCTAATGGATGATACTGTAACCACACCAGAAATAAAATCAACTACTATATCTGCATCTAAGATGATGGGTAGAGAAGTTGGTGGTGGTAATACC